AAATTTTCCTTTTAAAATTTGTTCTGTATGATTTATGTTTGTTAAAGGATATTTTTCTATATCGTATAATGCTTCAGTTATTGGAAGCAAAGCTGTTTTGTCAGCGGTAAGAAGAATATCTACAAGACCGTTAGCCGCATCATAAACTACGGGGTCTAGATTGATTAAGGCGTCAGAATTAGCGTCGGAATACTTTCTTTTTACAGCACCCCTCACCTCATACCCTGTTAAATCAACTACGTTAGAGGTACAATCCAAAACCTCTATTCTTACGTTAAAAGTGGATCCTTGTGTGATGTCTAAGTCTACAGTCGCCGCGTTCATACATTATATATTTACACGCGAGCGGGGAAATAATACTTTTTTTTTATGTTATTATCTTCCCTCAGACAAGATTTTTTTTACTTTTAAAGAGGGAGGGTTACCGGGGTCAGGTTGTTCTAGCGGCTTTTTAAAGTTAGAAACATACTTTTTGAATTCAGTAACGAGCTTATTAGTAAGAGTTACCCTGTCGTCAATGGGTACAAACCCGACAAAACGAGCGTGAGACTGTAGGTCAGACTTGTTCATTTGGTCTATTTGTTTAATATAATCATTTACGTCGATTGTTCCATACTTAGTATGGCCCGTGTCTCCCCACAATTGGTCAAGAGTAGTTGCCTGAACTTTTCTTTCGTCTTTCCCGTGGGTTTCAGAAAGGGCCTCAAGGGTCTTTTTCTTGGCTTTTGCTTCGCTTTTAGGTTTGCGACCTCTTTTCTTTGTCGGTTTTTTCTTGTCTGTCATAACTTATATTCTATTGGACTTCTTCAAAAAAACAAATATTTAAATAAAAAAACCCCCGTCCGAAGACGGGGATTAGATTAATCATGTTTATGTATTACAGGATTAAGCCCATAATTGCACGAGAATCGATACAAATACGGCCCTCTTCGAGGAATCCATAGAAACCAGTCTTTTCGACACGGCTTCCGTACATGTTGAACTGCTCATCGGGAAGAGCTTTGAATGTTCCATCGCCACCACTATCGTGTTGACGGGCGACCGGGCGAATAAATGCGCCGCGAGTGTTATCAAGTCCTACAAGGATCTGATGTGTGTCGTCAGCGAATTCCGTTTGTACGGTATCTGGATCATCAACGAACCAGTCTTTAGTACCGGCAAAGTCGTCGAACAACGTGTTATACTTTTTACCTACACCGAACTCAACCAACTCAACGATGTTAACACCGTAAATTGATTGCATGCCCGCGTTATGATAGATGTCAGAACGGATGTTGTCCGGCAACGTCTGATCAAAGGTCTTAGATTCGCCAATTGTGTTAATTGGGTTATAAGCAAACGCGCGGATTCCTTCCTTAACCTCGGGGCTGACATACAAGTCAGTGATTCCACTGGAGTAAGGAGCAATCGGAGTATTACCCGAGAAAGACTCGTTAATTCTCTTATTGCGCGTCATCAGTTGATTCAGATGAGTCAAACCGAAGGTAGCGCCAGCATCAAGGATCACGTGCTTCAAGTCGTTCGTTTCTGCCTCGGCAAGAGCCTTCATGATAACTGCCCAAGCATTTCTTTCTTGCTTAACAAGAATTTCTTGAGCCATTCTCTCGATAGCTTTGCTTACAACGTCAAGACGCATTCTGCGTGCATAACGCTTGTTGAAACTGACTGCCGAATCTAAACGATATGTGGCAATCTTGATTTCTTTCATGCCTTCGACTTGTGAGGTCGGGAGGCCACCAGCCATGTGTTGACTCCATACTGATACGTATCCCGGTCCTTCGCCATAATATAGGTCGAGAGGATAACTGGGGCTGTCGTCTTCGTCAAATGCCGAATCAACGTAAATTTGACTTGCGGTTCCAGCGGTGTGCAAAACTTTTTGAATTACTGGTCCAAGAAAAGATGCAAATGCTTCCTGCGCTTCGCGAGATACATTAATATCTCTTGAGCCCATTGCTTTTACAAGCTCTACTTGCTCTGGAGTGTTTTTCAATTTTAATTTCATGTTAAAATTTCCTTTTATTTAGTTGTTTACAGTTCCAACTTGATTAGTACCAAGTTTCCTGCGGGATCTCCAAGGGTCTTGCCGACGAGAGTCTCATTGCCACCATGCACTTCAAAGCCACCGTTTGCTGCCGGGGCCAATTTGGTTCCGGCGCTGGCTGCTCCAAGGGCGGTTGCAAGAGTTGCGTCTTCGATCAGGAAAATTCCTCTTGTTACGAGGGGCACTGCCTGCCCAGCGATACAAGCTTCCAATTCGCTAGCTTTTCTTGGGTTAAATTTCAGTTGTTCCCCGTTCTCGTCTCTTTCAGCTACGTGAAATAGCGTCATTCCGAGTACGGCATCAGTATTCGCTGCGGTGACTTCGACTTTCGCCTTTACACCGTAACGTTCGTGAACGACTCCGGGAATTGTCATGGTCCCGGCTTCGCCGAGCATTTCAATTTCATCGTCGTTTTTCCAGCCATTCGCTGATAGCTTAACCAGAGTTCCGTGTGATACACGGGAGTCCCAGCCTGCGCTAAGGTCGATGCCTGTAAGGTCGAGGGCGTATAAATTAATTACGTCCTTCTCATCATAATCTCTAAATGGTCTTAGTTCTGCCATAATATTATATTCCTTTTAGTTGTTAATTAGTTTCAAACTGATCAATGTCAAAGGCTTTTCTATACTTTTCCAAAAGAGTTTCCTCTTCTGCTTGGATAGAATTGGGGATTTCGGTGCTTTCTTTTTCTCCGGCGTCAACCGCAGTTTCGACTACCTCATCCTCGTTAGAAGCCTTAACTTCTTCAGTTTCCTTGGTTTCTTCAGCCTTTTTGGCTGCTTCAGCTTTTTGAGCCTCAATAATTGTTCTTGTCTTATCCTTAAGAAGGATGTTAATTTTCTTCTGATAAGACGTAAAGTCTTCATCATTCATATCTTTAATGTCGGAAGCGAGAACTTCGCGATCTTCATCGTTCAATTCGTACTCTTCGTCAAGTAAAGCCATGCGCTCGTTGAATTTTGCTTCAGCTTCTCTTTGTGTCTTCTCTTCTTCGAGTTGTGCTAAAGTTTTCTCAACGGCCTCAAACTTTGTATTAAGTTCCTCATGGTCCTTAGCAAGTTCTTCGCGCAGTTGTTTTGCTTCGTCAAGCTCTGTCTGAAGTTTGGCTTTCTCTTCAGCAAATCTTTCAGAAGCGGTTTTTAGCTCTTCCTCGATGAAGTCAGAAACAACAGTAGCCTCGACTGTTTTCAACAAGTCGTCTGTAATATCGTTAACTGATTTAATTTTCATAATATGATTACTCTCCTTTAAAATTACATTTAAATTGGATTGTTGTGAAATATTATCGGAAGTTTTGGTATCTTTTACCAAATTTTTTTCTTCTTTTTTTTCTTCGACATCTGTAGTTGCTTCTGTTAGTACACCCTGTACATCAGCAGCAGGAGTTTCAGTTAAGCCAATCCCAAGGGGAATAACTTCACCTATAACCTGCCTATACGCTTTGGTGTTTTCATCTATAACCCCAGAGCCTCCGAAAGCTTTTAAATGTTCTCGCAGCTCTTCAACCCTCTTTTCTTCTGCGATAATTTCTCCATTTTCTATATTTTTTTCATCGTTTTTAAGTAAAACAACGTTAAAATCTGAGAAGCCCAGTTCCCAACTAGCCGATACGCTTAAGTAGTTTTCGCTAGTTGGATCGCTCGCTTCCTCTATTAGTGCCGCCAAGTCGTTGTTTACTACCTTCCAAAAAACCCCCCCTAAAGTTATATTAAAAGGTACTAAACCGGCAGAAATTTGTTCTTTTGTAAGAACTGAATCTGTTCCAAATTCACTAAACCCAGCAGTAAGGATTACTCCTACTACCTTATCCCTGTTGTGTTCAATGTTAATTGGCTTGTTAATAAAATTCTCATAGATTTTAGCGGCGGTTTCCGTATCGATTACGTCGCCATTTTTGTTAACCCTGTTAACTACGCAAGCGTTAAAGGCAATGGGGAGAAGGTCTATGTTTTCTTGCGTGTCAACTTCCGGGATAAATTCCCCTATGTCAGCAAGACTAGCTAGAGCCAAGTATTTGTCCTTTTCTTCAGGTACAAGCGGCCTAATAGCTGAGCTAAAAATTGTTTTATATTTAAAGTCTTTCATGATTTTACGATGGTAAATGCGCAGGAACGTCTTTAAGATAATAAGTAATTGTTATGTCTGCGGATCCATTAGCGTATACGCTAGACCCGACAGGAACCTCAATGGGGGAAGTTAAATTAGTAGCGCCGCTTACAAAATATGCAATTAGCCCCACTCCATCGGCTGAAGTACCTAGGCTGCCTGTGCCTGATTCCACGAGGATGTCGCATATTACTATGCTCTTATTTGGTCCTCCTGAAACAATTAAACCTCCGTTTACTCCCCCTGTTCCACTTGAAACAAATCCTGCTTGCGGTCTTCCTGTTTCTCTGAAATACATAATTTACTCCTTAGTAGCTGCAAACACCGCCGCTACAGTTTCCTTTTGTCAGTTGATCTGGGGTTTTGTCTAGCATGTCTCCCTTTTTCCAAGTCTTTCCAGCGTTAGTACATTGGTAGGCGACAGTTACCCCTTTATCTCCGGGAATCTTGTTGAACTTTTTGACAACCCCCTCGCTTTTGAAGTGAGTGCATTTAGGGTTAATATTTTTAACGTTATCCCCTACTTTAAGGTCACCGCCATATCCACCTGAAATTTTTTTCCAAAGTTCTGAATAATTTGATTTACTCTTTTTCTTGTTTAGCCACGGCGGAAGCTTCTTGCCGTCTTTGCCTTCTTCTTCCTTGTCTCCCTTTTTGCCATTTTTCTTGTCGTCCTTCTTGTCGTTTTTCTTATCATCCTTCTTGTCACCCTTTTTCTTTAGGAAATCGGGCTTCTTAGCAAGAGAAGCGGGGGTAACTTGATGGTCTACTTCTCTAAGCTCTACCGCGAGATGCGGCATGTCTTCCATTGTTCTGTCGGAAGTGTGCTTAGTTACAGTTTCTGCGGGGGCTTTGTCTGGGTCCCATTGCGGGTCAGCAGCGATAGAGTCTGCTCCAGATAGCTCGGGAAGGACTTTGATCAAGCGGTGCTGATTGTCAAAGTTTGTAAATTCATCTTTTCCTTCGTCGCCCCAGTCGTATCCCAAATGTTTTAAATAATTTTTAATTTGTTCCTCGCTGGAAAAAAGAACCTTTACATAACCGCCCGATTCTTTCTTAGCAAATAGCGCGTAGCCTTCTGCTGTTGGGAATGGTTTATGTAATACATCTTTTTCTTTACTTTCTTTAATTTGTCCTGTGAAATCAATTTCCATAATTTTTTGTTCCCGCTGTTACCACTCTAATTGAATGGGTTTATATTCTAAGTATAAATTTTCTATATCTTCATATTCGTATTTTAGGTCGTTTTTCTCTATTTCTTTTTGAGATTTTTCAAAATCCTCCGAAGAGGGGGACCAGTTTTCTGATACGTCAATGAAGTCCGACGCTCTTTCTACTTTCTTATCCTCTTCTAGCTCCAGCTTTGTAGCTTTAATGGTTTCAGCGCTTTTTTCCGTTAGCATCTTGCCTCCAGATTTTAGCCTCAAAAACATATGTACTCTCGCTAAAGCATATAAATTAAGATCTTCCGCCCTTTGAACCTTAGCAAGCCTTGCTCCATGACAATACACTTTTTTAAGGTTATCCACCGTTAGGGAGACTTTGTGGTCCTTTTTGAAGTCTTTCGCTAGAGATGAAAAATAACCAACAAGCTTGGCTGAGAACGCAATGCTCTCTTCCTGCTCGCTTCTTTTAGCCTCTTCAGGGGCCTCGCTACTTAATCCTTCTATGTCTAATTTCTTCATGAAAAAAACTCTTCCCTACAGATATAAATACACTTTTTTTATTAAAATCGATTCAATAAAAATTAATAATTATTAGCTTTATTTCTTGATGAGGTATATTTCTTTAATAATCGTCTCTTTTCCAAAAAATGTTTCGATATTTTTATCTATGGGAAAGCACATCCAGTGATAATTTAGGGTGTTCTTTTTTCTTGTTAAAATCAAGGCCGTGTCTTCGTTCTTGTCGAGCTCTTCTAAGCCCCCTATATTGACGATGCTAAACCCGTGTTTCTTTAAAATACTTTTTAATTCGGATGGAAACGTGATTCTTCTACCCTCTATACTGAAGACGCAAGCCACTTCTCGAAGGAGGTTGGCGCAAGAAGGGCTACTTTGTATCGTGTGACTAATGCTTTCTTCGTCAATATAAATTCCAAATTGAAGAAAAGCCTTATGAAGCGCCTCTGGACCACAGCTACGTACGTGATAGGGGTCTAAGTTCTTAGCTCTTTGTTCCTTAATGTAGTCCGAGGTCCTTGAGCTTTCTAACAGTCCACAGCTCGACATAAAAAAAGTCAAAAGAAGAGCTATGGTAAACTTCATACATAATTGATTACACCTTTTTTAATTAATTTTGATTTTCTAAAACTTTTAAGAGTTGGGTTTCTTTCTGTATGATCTCGAACTGAGCCAACTTTAGATCCTTAAGCTCACGGATTATTGCGGCTTTGGTTCTTTCTGTGGATGGTTCTTCTGGGCTGGGTGGGGGAGAGGAATCTAGGGAATTGGGTATTTTATTTTCTTCAACTTTTCCAGATTTTAAATAGTTCATAAACATTCTAGAATATCGGAAAGTTTCTATGTTTTTAATTTTGACTATCTCATGGAGACCGCGATAAGCTATATTTTCCCTAAGATTTACATGGTTAAGCAAAAGAGCCTTGACTTTTCTTTTTTCCATGGAATCAGGCAATAAGATATTCTGGTTTGACAAAAACTTTTCGACACTAACATTTAAAACCTTATAATCTCCCTGAAAATATTCGAATGCTTTTAGTCGGTATGAAAGAATTTTAAAATAAATTTCTAAATTTGTATTTTTATATAAGCTTAAGAACTCTTCTTCACTTTCTAAGAGGTTTTCTTTTGTTGCCGATAAGTAAGAAACATAATCACCCATGCCGCAAAAATCTAAATCAAACAACCCCACAGACTCAAAGAAAGTTCTATGCGCGGCCATACCTCCCCAAGACGTGGACTCTCCTATTTTTACTAGCTTGTGGCTGTCTAGTAATTTTGAAACTTTATTTGCCCAGTCATCCTCCCTAATTAACATATCGCAATCCATCCATACAAGCTTTGTGTATTTCGGGGAAACCTTTGAAGACAATACATTAATTGCATTTTCTCTTACCCATGTTGGCACATAAACAGTTTCAGAAAAATAGTTATCTTTACAGAACTTTCTAATCTTCGAAGAGTCTCCCTCCGCTAGGATTTCTATCACGTATAGAGCAACGCCTTGTTTTTCCAAACCTTCTTTAAATTTTAGAAAGCCTTCAAGCCTTAGGGGGTCATCGTCAAAATCTAAGAAAGGCGCGATTACTGCTATATCATTCATTTTTTAACGTCTTCCATTGAATTGCGTAGGCGGTGGAATTTCTAGTCCACCGATCGCAATGAAAAGATTCATGGTGGGTTTTTCTCCACTATAAATTCCGCTATGAAGCATGCTTCCTTTTTTCATTGTTCTATTTAAGTGTTCAAGGGCTTGATCCATGTGGGTTTGTGAAAGTTCGCTTAAGATTTCTTTACTTGCTATTGTAATTACTCCCGCTACGCTAGCCGTGGAAACATCTGCCAAGCTAGACAATAAACTATTCTTGACGTTATCTCTTACCACTCTAGAAAGAAGGACGGGGTCATCCCATTGCGCAACAGGAGAAACACCGAAAGCAACTATACCAGAATCTAATATAGTCTGATAATCACTCTTATCAAAAGTAGTAAAGCTACTGTCTTTGTTAGAGGTCAAATTAAACAAATGAAACAATCCCGCCACGCTGGAGTTTGCGGTGCTCCAAAAATTAGAAATAGAAAGATTTGGATATAGTTTCCCTATCCTTTCGTTGTCTAAAATGATAAGCGGTGACACTAATCCTCTATTTTTTAAATTGATTGCTTCGTGAAGAGCCTTTGCTGCGTTGGACTGTACTTTTGATCCTTCTGATTTTCTTGGTAATGTTAAGATTACCCCCACTTTCTGAGGTCCTCGTTTTAAAGTCGTGCTAAGTTCGTGAGCTGTTTGAACCAGAGGCTCCAATATTCCTCCTCCAGTTCCTCCTCCTCCGCCGACGCATACAAAGATTCTGTCCCATTCCTCTCCGAAGGAATAACGCATAAAATCTAATACATCTTCTTTTTTTTCTTTAAATTTTGCTTTCGCTATCTCCGGCTGCTTACCTGCCCCTCCGCTGCCAATAAGAAGTTTTTGTTCTAAATCAACTGTATTTAAATCTTGTTCTGCAGTATTTACAATCGCTACCCTATTGTAACCTAATTTTTTAAAAGTCTGGGCAATCCTGCTACCGCCTTGGCCTGCTCCAATAAAAGCAAACTTGAAAGAAACGTCGACATCGTCTTCTATTTTGTTTGTGTATAGCTTGTCTTCAGCAATTTCTTCTATCTGTGGAACAACTAGATCCTCTGGTAAAGAAATATCTACCTCATCGTATCCGAATGTCTGTGCTTGGTCTTTGTTGTTTTCTTTTTCTTCGCTCATAATAGTTATTACACTTTTTTGTGTACAATCTTATGTACAATCTCCCGGCGATACGGTTGCCTCGCCGGTGCTGTTATACATTGTAGTCCAGTCTGCGTCCCAAGGGTCCGCCGCGTCATCATCGCTTACCGCCCAAAACGAGCCAGCTCCACCGGAGCCATAATTATCCACGTCACCCCATTGGCCCGCCGTTATAATCCAAACACTAAAGGTTGACGGTGCGCCGCCAGAAGTGTCATACCACATAAATAAAGCAATGCCATTCGCGTACTGATTCCACCACACCGCTTTACCATCGTATGTATGGTATGGAACCCAAGTAGTATCAATCGACGGGTAATTGGGTGAGTCTATACAGAAATTCGCCGTACCTTGTGGATAACAATGCTTTCCGTTAGGTAATTCTGTTACGACAAGACCAGCGGTAGTCCAAGCTTCTCCCCAAGGATTTGAGTTATCGCCAGTACCATCACTGGATGCAACTACGTCATTAAGAATATCATCACAAGAAGACGTAGAGATTGCCCACTGGTCGTTTGCGTCACTATTAGACAAGTATAAAGTGGTTCCGTCTGGAGCATTATTAGTATACTCGATTGCGTTCATCCAATGACACGTGGTGCCGTTAGGTGTCCAAGTGGTATTTAATACCCAGTCAGGAATTGGATTGAAATCATCACCGAAGGGATATCCGTATGACTGAAGAATACAAACATTTGAAGCAACGCATGCCCCTTGGTCTACAACAAATGACAAGGAACTCCAAGTCGTAAGTGGTGTCCATGGAGCCGCTCCCGCATTTCCATCGCTTTCAGCGAATGTAGTGTAGCCGGTGGAAAAACATGTCGCACCGTCATGGATTACCCACCGACCTGATGAGCCGGAGTCGAATGACATAGTCAAATCATAACCACCACGATCCTTGTTGGTATATTCAGGGTATGAACCACAAGACGTTGAAGCCTCCCACCAGTCACCGTTAATAGCGACATGGGCATAGTTTGAAATACAAAATGCCGCCACCGGGGCAGACGTAGTCGTTGTTGGGGCCGCTGTGGTTGTTGGGGCGGCGGTAGTTGTCGTACAGCTTTGTAATGGGGTGATTGGTGCGGAATTAAATACTGGGTTTACATATATTGTTGCCATCAATATATCTGAAGCCCACCTTGTCGTGCTTCCTCCCCAGCTTGCTTTAGTTGCGCTATCGAAAGGAATAATAACATTCCTTTGCGTGGTTTCGTGATTGTCTCTAACTATGAGCCAGTCCGTGTCGCTGGCGGGGGAAACATCGTCCGCTGCTCCCCTAGGAATATACCCCACAATTAGCACAGTGTGACCTAGCGCGTTTCCTGACCAATGCTCGGCATCAACCGTAGTTTCGTCAGCTAAGGTGTACGGTGTACCGTCAAAACCCGTGTTTCCTGCGGGAGGATTATTTATTCCGTAAAAATCAGTACCATCTGGAGTTCCAAAACCGACCTTGCCCTTTTCCACTGTATGCGTTGTATTCGGGAATCCGCTCGACAATGTATAGCTTGCTAATGTAATGTCCCACCCCTGCATACAGGCTATGACGGTTCTCTCTTGGTCTATTTCTTGTTTTATCGTGTTCCAAACTTCTGTTGGTTGATTTGCCCCTATTATTCCTGCGGGGGAAGCATAATCATACCCATTGTCATCCCAATACGAAGGTAGTCTTCCTTTCGCTTGTTTCCAGTTTGTTCCATCTGTTCTATGGTAAACTATGCCAACCATTTTTTGTGTAATGTCGTCAGCAAGATTGGTGTAGCCCGCTATTCTGTAAAAGTCTTTTAACCCTTTATAGATATTGTCTATAGTTGTGCCAGCCCCGCTAAGGTTAATTATTCCTAGACCCGTTCTGTTTTGCCCGGAGAAGGCTGTCGTCTCGGAAGAATTATTGGTATTCATAAACCAACCAAAATCAGTTAATTGGCATAAACCTGTTTCGAAAAGCGGATCATAGCTATATTCATTTGGACCAAGCAGTGCGTCTTTAGCGTATCTTACGCCTCCCATGTCTTGGGGTTTATCAATTAAATAATCTCCCCACCCATGTTCATTACTAGCCCAAGACTTTGTTCCTAGACCAGCTATGTGATGTCCGGCAGCGTCATGCTGGCCAGCGTCAAGAAGGTCGCTTATTCCATGCAAATGGCCAGTTGCTTTGGTTGGTTCAATTACTGAATGATAATTATTTAAATGCCCTAGCTGGCAGGCAGCTGCAGTTGGTGAACACCACGCTACTCCATTTTGGATATCACTACTATTATAAATATCGTTAGCGGTAATATTGCCTGCTCCATCATAATACGGTGGCTGCATCCAATCAGGTACGATGCCTTCCACGAACTTAGTTGGGCCAATTAAAAATTCATGACTTGCAGTAACGGATGGCGATAGCAAATTGTGGCTAGCGTCAACCAAGGCGACGTATATGGTGTGGACTCCAGTTGTAAGACCCGTTATGGTAGCCGTGGAGCCGGACGTAACCATATTGCCTCCAGCAGCGCCACTAGCTGAGAATGGCGTATCTAATTGCCAATGCCAATGATCATGGGTATTTCCTGCTATAGACACCGTTAAAGTAGGAACAGATGCTATATCGGCATAAGTTGGCAAACTCGGATCGGTAATTCCCAAGGTCGATGTTGTCGGGGCAGCTGTAGTTGTCGGGGCAGCTGTAGTTGTCGGGGCAGCTGTAGTTGTCGGGGCAGCTGTAGTTGTCGGGGCAGCTGTAGTTGTCGGGGCAGCTGTAGTTGTCGCAGGTGAACACGCATTTTGGGTTACGGTTCCAATTCCTGAAGCCATCCAAGACGCAGACCAAGGACTGGCGTCACCGGTAGTGTAGCTCCTAAACCATACGTTCGAACAATCACACAGCACTTGAGATACGCACCAGTGCCCCGGATTGTGTATCGTGCAATACGACATATATAACAATTCTGCACCAGTTCCTCCATTGGTCCACGCAGCCTTTCCAGCGCACGACTGTCCGACCGGAGTCCAAGTGGTATTCATGTAGGAATAAGGACTGCCAGCAATACAAAATTCACTTACAGGCGGAACGGTTGTTGGCGCGGCGGTAGTGGTAGGCGCAACGATATTAACAACTCTGGTAGCTTGTACAGCGGCATTACTGTGGCTATCGGTGACATTGTAATGTACGTTGTATGTTCCGACTGTATCTATATCTACAACATCTCCAGAGACAGCTACCGAACCGGTTATGTCGCCGTCTGGACAATCCAGCGCGGTTGCACCGGGATCAAGATAACATCCGGGACCACAACCATTTTCTGTTCCCACTACGATATCGTAAGGATTATCTCCGACTATGGTAATTACTGGTATTGGGTCACAAAGATCACACGTAATACCGCACGTGGGGCTACCGCTGCCATCGTCATATCCATACGCGATAATATAATCTGCCGGAAACTGATCTCCCGGTGGGTTAGGATTTTGCGGACAACGATTCGATCCTCCGGTAGCAGAATAAGCAACTACTGACAAATAATAATTTCCTGCGGTTAATACGGCAGAAACTTGAGACCCGTACTTATCGCTATCATAACCATTTCCCGCGGTGGGATAGTCATCGTTAGAATCAACCAAAGTCCCATCTTGCTTATGAATACACAGCCAAATGTCAAAATGATGCATTCCTCCGTATGGACCCGGAAGACCGTACCCGTCACAATCGTTTGTGGCTAATATATTTCCGCCGGCGTCAATTTTTACACCCGCATCCATTGTATTAAAAACGTGCGTTTTACCGCCACCCGCTCCCGCCGAAACTGTGAACTCCCACACCGTGGCTACATTCCAGACCGCTTGAGATTGTGTTCCCGTAGTTTGCCAAGTGTCTGTTACTGGGCCATTAGGTAGTGGGTTATGAGCAAGAGATGATACGTTTGCATTGCAGTCTGCGCCTGCAAATGGCGCTGGCGTAGTTGTTGGTGGTACGGTGGTTGTTGTCGGTGCGCATTGGTTTGAAGCAATGGTTGGTGTTCCTCCCCACCCTTCTCCGGCCGCGCCAGTTGCTAAGACCCACGTAGATACATCATATGGGGTTGCAACATCCTCAGCAGACTGATATGCCCACGAATAAGCGCCTGCTCCATTGTCGTGTGCAATAACCCAATATCCTCCGCCCCAAGTCGTCCAGAATATCCAACCTGATCCATTTGATGTTTTATATTGAACTTTGTCTGCTTCCAGAGCGGCTTCTTTATTGTAATCGCCATTAATATAACTTTCGGGCCACGCACCCGAGTTTGTTGCTCCAGACACACAGAGCTCCTGTACCGGTCCGTAAACGGGCGGCTCTGAATAACCGTCAGAAAAATAATAAGTGACAGTTATATAAGCGTCAGCATCAGTGTATACCGACTCTCCCTTGGGAACAATAATTGGAATTTTTGAGTGAGAACTTCCAGAGCTTACATACGCAATTAAATCTCCCCCGCCATTAACCCCCGTGCCTAGCTTCTTACCTGAGCCAGAAGACACTAAAATATCACAGACCACAATACTGCTGCCCGACGGGCAAGAAATTAACAAGCCATCGTTCGCGGATAACCAAGTAGGATTTCTACTTATGGTTTCCCCGGGAACTCTTCTGCCTGTGTGTTTGTAGCTCATTTTATTTTTCTATCGTGCTGTGAAATAGAATACTTGCCATAAAAGTGTCTAGTTGGTGTTTGGCGGCTATATTTTCTACCTGTTTAACTTGCTCTACGTTTTGGTCTATTGGTTTTTTGCAATATTTTGCCACAGATTCATTCCATTTTTCCAGTGGTTCGTTAGTTATGATTATGTGGCTGATCGTTTGCGCTATTTCTTTTTGGTTTTTGCTTAACCTTGTTTTTTTGTGTCGTTTTCTAAGTTCTTTTTGTACTTCTCTCTCTAGGTCTTGAGACTTTATTATACTACTCTTTACGCCTTCGAAACTAAAAGTTTCTTTAGCTGAGGTCTTTTCCCTTGTTTGAGGAATCCCTTTCGTGCCTGATGGTCTTCCAACGTTTGGGGAAGTAGTTTGACTTTTCTTTGTAGCTTTTTTGGGGGCAGCTTTTTGAGGAGTAGTAACGGGTTTTTGTAATTCTGGGTGAGCAACTTCTTGAGGAACCCACTCTTCCATTGCTGGGTTTTCTACGGGTGATCCTCCAACGAGCGGAAAGTAAAGTCCTTCATCTCGTTCACTAATGTATTTTCTTTGTGAATCCGTCGAATCTTCTTTATTAGGTAATCTATTAGAGTTTAAGGCTTCAAAAAGCTCCTCTGGAGTTAATAACCCCAGTTCAGCCATACGAGTATACACCCTGTATTTCTCTGTGTTATCTCTTAAAAGGATTTCATCAAATTTTGGAGTAGGATAATTCTTAAACCCTAGCGTTTTTGAAACTCTTTTGATTTCAGGGATGAGAAAGTCGTTTAAAAATGTTTGTCTAGCTTGCCGAAGTCTAGCTATAAATACCTCTATCTTCCCCTGTTGGTTTGCAAATTTTTCTCCACCAGCGCCCACACCCGTAAGCATGTTGTTGAGCCCAGCATTAATATCTGAATTAACAACCTCGTATTTTTTGGGATCTAAAATATCACCAATTTGAGGTATTACAAATTTTGCGTCAGTTGTGTAGTCTGCTATAAGGACTCTTCCTACGGATTGGTTTTCGAAAAGAGCCTGCATCTTTACTAAATTTTCCTGATTTATGCCTCCCTTTTCTGGTTCCGTACCCATCGTCACAAGAAGAATTGCTTGCTGCACAGTCCTTGTAATAGCCATGTCCATTCTCTTGAGTTCTGCTTTGTGGTTTATATCCTCAAGCACAGGGTACCCCATGGGGACAGCGAATGGTTCATAGTCCTGCTTCTTATAAAAGACTGCGTGAAACCTGCTTCCATCTAAAACCATAAGAACAGCGGTAGAAAGAGGGCTGCCTTTAATTTTCTTTTTTGTAGCAGAATCAAGCGCGTCGTATATTTCTTTATCTTCTTCTGTCTTGGGATTTCTTACTCTCTCTAGTTCGTAGTCTGTAAGAACTTTGTGGTATTTCCTAGCTTGACTAAAATTTAATGAGCCGGAAATTTGTATGTCTGCTGGATTTAAAACTACATATCTAAATGGAATTTTAACAGACTTGGCTTTTGCTCCAAATGTTTGGCTTATTTTTTTAACGTCAGACGGCTGAAGCTTAGCATCAAACCTATATAAGAAAACGTTTCCAGATCTATAATATTCCCTAAAAAACCTATCTTGCAAATCCCAAATGTTTACTTTTTTGAAAAGAGATTCAAAGAATTTCTGAGATTTTTTACTACCACCCTCAAAGTATATTTCGCTCGCGGAAAACTCCGTCATTAAATCAATGGTGTTTCTAAATACAGAAAAATTATAATAAGCCTTTTGACACAAAATTATTGCATCCCTAATAGAAATGCCACTTTGCCCTGAACCCGTGTAGGTCTTGAACGGAATAAGCCCCGATTCAATATTTGTAAATTTGTCAGTCCTTTCTATATTGCCTGACTTATTCCTCCTAAAAGTAGTTCTGCCGGGAACGTCAGAAGCAGAAGACTCGAAAGACATCAGGGGCTCCACGGAAGCAGCTTCTGCTTTTTTTGTGGACTTCCTTGGCTTTCTTGGCTTTCTGGGTATTGCTCCCTTGGAGGTTTCTTTTTTTTCGTTCATTTTAAGTTTTTTTAGCTTATTTTTTTTAATTAAATCTTATTCTATGTTACACCATTCTTGGCGTAAAAGTCGCAGTTCCTTCGTCAAGTTTATAATTTTGCATATCAAAGTAACATTTGACGGCCCAGTTTGCAAGCAATAAAGCAGTATAATTATCTTTTCTAGCTCTGCTTGCGCTAGTATTTCGCTTCAAGTGCTGGGGAAGATCGAACGTTTGTGTTCCCCTAGCTGTAGTTTTAACCTCTACTAGCGCGCATTGTCTTTTTACTTGATATACTAAATCATCTTGAGTTTCTATGAACATTCCTAAATTATCTTCATTAACTTGTTTTAAATTTATCCTATAAGTGCTTTGTTTGTCGAATTCGGAGCCATTTGCGGATGTTCTGGAGGCAAACCATATTTTCTTGTAGTCAATATTGGCCTGTAAAAGCTCGTTAGACTTCCTTATCCAATCGCTTGAAAAGACCTGATTGAACACTATTTGTTTATTCTCTTTGTTATATGCCCTTTTAAAATCTCTTACTTGTTTAACATAATCTGTGCCTTCCTTGTTGGAATCAAATTCAATTGTTTTTAAATTAACTCTATTGTCTAGAAAAAGCTTGGAGTTGTTAGCTGCGTCAAGAAACATATCTGACCCAGCGTTATCAACAGAAATCAAAACTGGATCAAAACACTCTAATATATAATAAAGATATTGCACGTGTTTATTTAAATTACCTAAACCAGCATAATTATGCACTAGTATAGAAGTTTCTTTTTCTTCATCAATTTCCATTATTGCTATACCGAAATAGTCTGCGCTTGGACTATCACTCATATTGGGGTCAATACCTACTATGTATTTTTTGTTTGGGCGCGCTTTAATTAGGGTCGTTGGCGATTCTCCATCTGGAATAGTACACGCATGCATTTTGATAGCGCTAAAGTAACTATCACTTCCATCAGTAAATTGAGCGCAATACTCCCTTTGAAACGAAGCGTTGGAAGATCCGCCGTCTTGCGCGGCTTCAATGATAGTATGGTCAATCATATGCTCGGGTAAAGCTTCGTAACCTATCTGAGATACGAAATAAGAAGCGTCCCCCTTTTTTTCTTCGTAAATTTTGTTTACCCAGTCTTGATATGTTTTAAATAGATTTTCAAAAGTATAACTCGCTGAGGATAGCGCTATCATCTTAGAATCGTTTTCAAAAACCATCCTGTCTTTTTCCCCCATGACTCCTGATTCAATCAGCTTATCTTCCATTTCTCGCACTTCTATTCTTTCCTTCATGTTCTGTGGTGCAACCAGAAACGGCATAAGCACGGTATTAATCAGATCTTCTGGCAAAAGCAAATACTCATCTAGCAGCAATACGTTTGCGCGAAATCCACGAATTTTTTCTCCATTTAGGGGGATGGCTGTTACAGATCCTTCGTTAATTTGCCATTCGAATTGATCGTTGCGTTTTGCTTTTGCGCCAAAACATTGCATGAGCAATTCTGCACCTTTTGATTCAACCATTTTTTCCAAATTACTAAATATAAATCTGGCTGTTCTAAAAGTTGGCCCCGCTACTAATATCTTTGTACCGGGATTGAATATGCATTGCAAAAAACAAAATACCGAGGCTATAAAAGTCTTACCACAACCACGCCCCCACACACACATGCTAAAATTCCTGTTCATCATTCCCCTAAGAGTTACTTCTTGATAGGCGGCTAATTTAATGCCTGATATGAGCTCTGTAGTAAACCCTATATTAGAATGTAAAAATTGAGCCAAGGATATTTTAGCTTCCCTGTCAGACATGAATCCCTCTATCTCAGACATTCTTTCGTTCGTTTTGTCTGGTTCTACTTTGTATTTTTCAGGGCAGTACCACATTATAAAGCCTTTGTATCGTATGCATATTGAAGGTCTATTTCTCTATAGAAACAACCACTAAAGAATATTTTCTTTATGACTCTTTCCGCCTCTTTTCTTCCACCGACAAACAGAAACTGAATGTGCGGATGTTTTTGTATTAGTTGTCTTACGTTATGAAATATATATTCGGGGGTTGCTTTTATTTTTTTTGATATATGAGGTAAGTATTTAAAACTAACTGCGTGAGCCAAGGTGTCTTCTACTAGAATAATTAAATTAATACTTTCATCTTTCGCTCTTATTATCTCTTTTTCAAATCTATCTAGATTTTTGACGCTCATGGTGGAAATAAAATCAGCCAAGGATTTTCTTTCTATATAGCAGTTGCATGTTAATTTGGGTTCGCTAAAGGTATAATCTCCCACGGATAGTGTCGTTAGTCTAGTGCGGTAATCTTTAAATTTAAGAGGTAGTTGTTCTCTTGTGTCTACATGTATAGAATACTGCGGCTTTGCATACTCTTTGCCTTCTACTATTTTCGTTGGTAGTTGGTATTTATTTTTAAACCCCATTTCTTCGCAGACCTTGTAGTATCCGTCTAAGATACCCCGCAAGTATTGAATTGGTGGTGAAAGTATTGTTCTAAGCTCTACTTGCGTGGGCGTATATATAAGATTTTTATCATTTTTTCTTTTAAGTAAAATATTTTTACAGTACTCCGCAGCCTCTTCTTCTGATGCGGACTTTAACCAAAGGCGTAAATTTGTTCGGGAATTAAAATCTGTTGAAAAATACTGTTCTAATGTTTTATATTTAATTATATTTTTGTCGTGAAGATCATACCTTGGAAAATATTTTTGATAATACCCCACAACCCTTAAGTCGTGAGCTTTAAGGTGCGCGTGTAGTTGCCTATGGGTTTCGAATTCTTTTTGGCAAGCGCTACACGTTGGTTTTGGTATGGCGATCTCACTCATCTAGAACTTCCCCCTCGCTTAAACCAAGGATTCTGCACTTTATATCATCCATTTCCGATAAGTTGGTTATCTCAGAAGCTATAGCTTTCTTTCTTAATTCTGCCAGTTCTATTAATTTTTTTCTGGTCTCTTCCTCTTTCCAGAGCTGCACAAGATTTAAAACGCTTGCTGTTGCGTTAATCTGATTTTTGAGCTTATCGCTTCTTTTTTGTTTTAAAGAGTCTAGCAGTTTGTTTTGTCTGTTTATGCACTGGTTGTATTCTGTTTGAGCGGAGCTGATGGCCTCTACTAAAGACATGGCTATTCTGCGCCCCTCGGTATCTTCTGCTGTATTATCTAGCAAATCCTGAAGCCTTTCCGTTCTTCTTTGAATACTGGCTGCTATAATTACCTCAGTACAAAGGACTATATATTGATCAACTTCTTCTTGTGATAAGTCTGGTTTATCGTGCGAATATCTTATAAAGCTGCTTTCGAATAAGTCCCTGTCTGTTTGGGATGAGTAGGTATTGATTTGGTGAGAAAACCTAAAAGTAGATAAATAATTTATCAAGGAATCTATATTCTTTTTAACTCCACTGGTAATTTTGTTTTTGTCAATTCCGTTATTAACGAACTTGTTGACCCTGTTAACTGTCGCAGTAAAAGTCCCCGGAGGCTTGTACTCTGCATCGTTAGGCACTTCGTTTGTATTTTCATAAGGAGCCAAGTCAAGAGTCTTTACGTATTCGTTCACCACGCGAGTTTCTTGATGAAGATTGGTTAAGTCTGGATCAGCAAATATAACGCACGCCATCTCTTTCCCCTTCATCATAGAGGCATTGCTTTCTACGAATTGTTTTTGTTCTTTTGTAAGGTTTATTTTTTCTTTAGCTTGGTATTCGTGAGCGCCGTGAGCTTTTATTTTTCTTGTAGCCAAGAAAGCTTTAACCTCTCTTCCCTCTTTGCTTCTTCCGTCTAGCTCTGGTTTATCTGGGTAAGCAATTCTTATTAACTCCAATAATGAGGGAGGATTTTCTAACCTAGAATTCCATTCGTCAAGGACTCTATCTCTTTGTTCTTGGCTCAAAGAATTATGCTGGGGAGAGCTCATCTTTTTTTTCTTTTTCGTCTTCTTTTTTTTGTTCGACTTTTGTCTTTCCCTTTTCTGCTTCTTCTAGGCTTTTTTTTTGTTCTAATTCGGCCAGAGGTTTCCAGTATGTATCTCCGTAGTCATGCAGAAGTTCTTCGCCCGTTTTTATCTCACGGATTGCTATCATTATAAATGAGGCCTCATTTGGTACTGCCCAAGCCTGACAGTTATACCCAGCTTCTAACATCTGCTCTTGTTTGCCCTCCTCAGTAAAGACTGCTCTATCAAGGTGACTTCTAGCGTCATTTATAAAGCCTCCTAGGCCCATTTCTTTTTTACAAAGAGCAGGATGACAGTCTACATAAGAATTTGTAGGTTTATGTTTGACTGCGTATACTAACAGCGGGTTATCAAGGCCGCTGTTTAGGGTGTATTGATATCGTAGTGATATTTCCGCATGACCATCGTCCCCTGTAAAAGCGTCTCCCTTATATTCGCATATAGGTGCTCCGGCTGATATTTTGGTTCCGGTAAATAATCCTACGCCTCCGCCGGGGCGGGTTGACACGTTTATATATAGTCCATTTGCAAGTTTGTCATTTATTTTCATATGTAGTCTACCTCATCTTTTCTTAAACATTTTTTAACTTTTTCTATTATTTTTTTTCTAATATTTTTTATCTGCTTGTACCCCGGGGGCCTGTTCTCCTCGTTCGATTTAAAGCCCATTTGTTTCGCTACTTCTTCTTCTGATTTATTTTCTATAAATAGCCCCTCGTAAACAGTCCATTCATTTGGCTTTAAAGTTTCTTTCATTTCTTTATGCAAATTTTGCGCGAACTTCTGAAGATTTACTCCGTCTTCAAAAGAAACCGGATGCACTTCATGTGCGTGATCCTCTAACGCTAGTGGAATTTTAATTTCATACGCTGATTTTTTAGTTTTTTCCCATTTAGCATAAAGTGGGCAACCGTTACATTGCGTTTTGTATATATCGCATCCATTGTTCGGTCTAGCTGCTTCACATTTTAAACATGGCCTACTAAAATTTCCATAATTGTTTCTTATAAGATTCTTTATTTGATTTGAGATTATCCTATTAACCCATGGCCCCAACGGTTTATCTTTGTCGTATAGGTGCCACTTTTCATGTATATGGACCCTTATTATCTGGGAAACGTCATCATAGTCCATCCAGTGAAGTGATGTCAAATTCCATTTCCCTCTTCTTTTAGCTATTTCCTGATTAATAAAACTAAAAGATTCTTCGAACGTGGGTTTCTTTGTTGTGTCTTTCTTTTCATGCTTCGCCATCTTCTTTCTTAGAGCGCTGATTATTCCTTAGCGTTCCCGCTTCTTTTTTGTATTGTTCTAGCACTTCGTCTTTCGTGACGGACGGGAAATCCGTGGATGTATTGTTGTCGCTCACTTTATCTAAAGTACCCATAAGTGATCCTACTGTATCTTTTATAATCTTTAAGGATCCGGGGTCAAAATCGAACGCTAACCCCTGAATATTTATATTACTTATTTCAACTTCTGCCTCGTGTGATTCTCCATCTTCGTCGTGAGCGTCAGACGAAGATTCGAACTCAAGCGGTTTACCGCATTGCACGCAAAACTTTGGTTTTTCTTTTACGGAAAACTCCAGCTTCGAGCCACAATTAAAACAATACTTTTTCATATACAATTATTATACCATCTTTGTGGTTTTTTTAAAATAAATATAGATTTTGGCGTGTAATTAAGATTGAGGCGAAAATGAAAAAAGATATCAAGCAAATCATGTCTTTAAGTTTCCCGTTCTGTAAGAATAGCAACGCTCAACTTGCTCTGTATTTTCAAAAAATAAACGACTTAGCTCACGAAGCCGAGCTTTATATAGAAAAACATGGATTAAGTAAAGAAAATCACTGGACAGAACGTCACGATAAAAATTACCACAGATCTTAAAGACTTAAAAAATTTAGATATTCGCTTGGGGATTGAAATTTAATTAAAATCTCTTTACTTAAATCTTCGGGAATTCCTTCTTCTAAGCTAAAGCCTTCTTTTTCTGCCCATTCCCATTTTTTTAAATTAACTCTATAGCAAGACAATACGTTGTGGATTTTGGTTTCCTGTATAACCAGACACACAAGCTTATCTCCGTTAGAGATAAAGGCTACGTTTTCCATTTGAGTCTCTATAATTGCAAGCGATGAACCTTCAGATAGGGCTTTAAGGTTTTCGAATTCCTTTTTAAGAGCTGGGTGCATTTAGTCCTCCTCTGCAAATTGGCGAAGTTTTTTAATTAAAAATTTAACTAATTCTGATCGCATGATATCTTCTTCAGAAAAGTTAAATGAATATACGCCCATGTTTACGCTCTCTTCGTCAGAGAAGACCTCCGATAGCCCTTCGAAGCCCCCTTGTGTATTTTCGTTTTTCAAGTCGGTTTGCATTGGGTCAGCTAGTATAAAGCACCTACATCCCTCTCCCATTCTGGTGAGTACGGTTATAATTTCTTTTATGGAGCTATTTTGGGCTTCGTCAAGGATAATACATTTGTATTTCCAGTTCATACCTCTAGCAAAATTGACCGGAAACATGGAAACTCTTCTCTGATCTTCTAGTTTTTGAGCAGTGCTCTCGGTTAATAGCTCGTCTAGTTTGTCAAGGAAGGGTAGGTTGTAGAATCTTAGTTTTTCGTTTGCATCTCCGGGAAGATACCCCAAGCTTTTGTCGGAGCTTTCTACGGCAGACCGTAAATACATTATATCGTCTGCGGCTTTCATGTTTAGAAGCTGAAGACCACAGTAGACAGAAAGAAGGGTTTTCGCAGTTCCAGCAGGACCATTAACAAAAACCACGTTGGTCGAAGGATCTAAAGCAACCCTAAAGAATTCTTTTTGTTTTTCGGTCCAAGGAAATTGGTTTAGTTTAATTTTCCTTTTGATTGGATTGGGAGTTCTTTTGGAGCTTTTTGAATTTGATTCAGTTAAATCTTCAGCCAGCCTTCTCCCTCCTCGAATTTTTACTTTTGAAGGATCATTTTCTTTCATTCTGCAAGAGATTACACTCTTTTTTGAGTAAGGGATAGTAAGATTCTGTAGTCATTAAATTATCCACAAACGAATGTTTCCCTTCGTAAGAAACGAAATGGCTTAAATTTATGTTGTTGTCGGTGAATTTCGACTTGTTTAGGTTAATTTTATGCAACGTATAGAAAGTGCTCGCTTTTTCTTTTTTGCATATATTTAAAATTTTATTTTCTACAGAATCCTTGACATTTCCGTAATCAATTGAAGAAAATGCAAATTCCGTATTCGTTTCAAGAACGCTGCATACTTTGAAAATGGTGTAAGCGGAAATATGAGCAATATTATTCGTTGGCAACTGAAGTATGTTTTGGATAAGTGAAAAAGCTACCGGAAAATTATAGCTTTTAGAATGCTCGATGCGAAGCATTTTTAAGAAATGATTCCTCCATTTATCGCTGTTGGTTACGGCGTCTTTTATCTTAATCCGTTCTTTCGTGTTTTCTATCGGAATCCTAAAATAGAAATCTTTTGACTTTATTTTTATTAGCGTTTTATTTATCCAGCTTTTATTGTTATAAAGCACGTCGTCGAGAAAGATTATTTTATCAACCTTTTTTGCCAAGTCATAATAAGACTTGGGCGGAAAGAAGTTCGGTTGTAAAATTGCCAGTTTCATTACTATTCTTCCCTAACGTTGAAGAAAAATAACTGAAAAAGTCTTGAATCATTCTTGTCTGTTCCAAAATACTCAGAGGCACAATGAATTAACTTTGCATCCCACAAGGCAAGCCTATTAAAAACGTTTCCAATTACGTCTATCTTTTCAAATCTAGTTTTATCATAAAAGCCTCCGCCGAAAACCTCTGCCGTTAGATGTTCTTTCGTTTTACCTAGTCGTTTAGCGTCTTCGTCTGTGGGAGCAGACAACAAACCATTTGTCTTGCTTCTAAAAAGGGTTGTCCCACATTCTGCCGGGGCATTAGGAGTAAGATATATCGCTCCAGCATAAGATTGAGGGTCAACATGGTAAACTAAAGGGTCTTCCGAAGTACAATATTGAAAAACGCCATTTGCTCCGCCCTCACACCAAGTTACTTTTTTTTGTATAATTTTTTCAAAAATTTCTTTAAGCCCCTTCGGGATAAAAGCCTGCTCTGTTCTGCGCCCCTTATGATATTCTTTATGATGAACAAATTCTTGCGACAATGCAAATTCTCTAATTGCGTGCGGATCTTCATAAAAATTATCTACGACAATTGCATTAGTGTCAAAAGTGTTATTTATTTCAAAGTTTGCTTCGACTGCATTGGCACACGCCATGCTAGGCTTAGGAGAGTCTAGTTTTTTAACGTTTTTCCACTTGTCGTTGTGTAGGATTTGCAAGAAAACATCTTCCCCGCTGTCTTCTAACGTTTGAGGTATGTCTATAGAAAAGCCAGAGTTCAAAAAACATTCGTTCTCTTCATAAAATTCATAAACATCTTTTCTTTCTGTTTTGTATTCTCCTTTAAAAGAGTCTAACGAGGCATCGTTGTCGACGACCACTCTAACGTCTTCTATTTCAATAGAATCTGAAGCGCACCACCCCTTTACGGAAGTTCCGTCTTCTTTCAGGGTTAATATGTCATCAATATGAATTTTTACTTTGTCGATTAATGAATCATGCATAATGTTTTATGGTTTTTTTGAGGCCTTTTTTGAGTTCGGTTGTGGGTTTCCACTTTAATTCTTTTGATATTTTTTTATTATTAATGGCATACCTGAAATCGTGACCTAGGCGGTCTTCTACGAAAGAAATGTATTCATTAGGGTCCTTTTTTAATATTTTACAAATCTCATGGATTATTTCCAAATTTGTTTTTTCGCAGTTAGCTCCTACCAGATAGGTTTCCCCCACTCTTCCTTTTGTTAAAATTTTCCATATAGCTTTACAATGGTCTTCTACATAAATCCAGTCTCGTATATTGTCTCCTTTGCCGTAGACAGGTATGTTGTATTCGTTTAACAACGAGTCAATGACGGTAGGTATGAATTTTTCTTTGTGCTGGTTTGGCCCGTAGTTATTGCTGCAATTTGAAATCGTCATGGGCAAGCTGTGCGTATGAAAATAAGATCTTACTAAAAAATCTGAAGCAGCTTTTGACGCAGAGTATGGGTTCCTTGGGTCATATGGGGTATCCTCTGAAAATTTATCATCCCCCGCGCTTAGGTGGCCATATACCTCATCTGTTGATACGTGATGAAATCGCTTTGTTTTGAATTTTAAGGCAGCCTTAAGTAAGTTGTGTGTCCCGAGTACATTTGCTGATAAAAACGCGTCAGCGTCTAATATAGAATTATCTACGTGTGTTTCTGCAGCAAGATGGACTACGTGTGTTATGTCATGCTTATAAAAGGTGTCGTATACTTTTTGGTAGAACGATAAGTCATATGTTTCTTGAAGATATTTAGGATCACTGCAAAAATTTCTTGTGTTGGTTAACGACCCCGCATAAGAAAGGCTATCGACATTAACAAGTTTATTAATTCGTTTTTTGTTTATAACGTGCTCTATAAAGTTAGAGCCGATAAACCCACATCCTCCTGTTACTAGTAAGTTCATTTTTATTTCTCGCATTCTATGAGAGCGCAACAACCGTTGACTCCAGCTTCATATCCCGTATTATACCACCCTTTGTCTGGAGCGTATAGTTTATATCTTCCTTTTATCACTGCTTGCATGTTTCTTATTGCGTCCGTACCCTTTTCGTATTCTCCTTGTTCATTGTAATAGTCATGAGTAATAAAACAAAATTTATCGGCGGCAAGGTTATAGATTTTTTGGCAATCTTCTAAAGAGATGTTGGCGTCATTAAATATGAAATCAACACCATCAAGCATCTTTTTGTTATTTAAAAAATCACTACTCCAAGTATCTGGATTTATGTTAATTCTTTTCGCTTCTTCGCAGTCAACCCTAAGAAACATATCCGTCTTTGGTGCGTTGTTGTTCGCCCAGCTTACTTTGTCACAAGTGTGAATAACTGTTTCAACGTCTTTCGTGGCAAAAGACATAGCGTAAGCTGTGTTCCCGACCCAAGTTCCTATCTCTAAGATTTTTTTAGGTTTCCTTTCTAGGCATAGTAATTGTAGAAATTTACAATCAGCGGAACCTGTCGTATCGTTCCCTTGGCATGACTCACTACACTCTAAGTGAGTGGGCAACCAGCTATCAAATACTTCATTTAATTTTTCTTCGTGCTTGCTTAGCAGGTCTTCTATTAAGGTTTTCATTTTAATACTTTTTAATTAG